CCGTCGGCAATCGGCGTGCGGATCTGGGCGTCGCGGTCGGCGGGCGAGGCATAGTACCAGTCATAGCCTTCCCCGCCCGCCGCACCGGCGGCCAGATAGTCCGCATCGTGGGGCCCGCCGGCGGTCTGCGCGTCGAGATGATCCTCGCCGTCACGCCAGTCCGACAGCGGCACATACCAGTCGATCGCCACTGCATCGATCGCGGAATGCGACCAGAGCGGATCGAGATGGAAAACCTTGGCACCTGCGCCGGGCTGGTGCCCGGAATACTCGCTCCAGTCCGCCGCATAGGACAGCCGCGTGGCCGGACCGTGATAGCTCACCGCCGTGCCCGACACCGTGAAGTCCGACGCCCGGGCGGTTCCGAAGAAGTCCGCGACATCGCCTGTCGCGGCAGCACTGCCATCGGCCGGGCTGGTGATCCGGCCGCGCCAGGGATATGCCGCCTGCTCGGCGCCGCCATGCGGATCGGGCAGGCCGTTGCCGGCCGGGATGTCCATCAGGATGAAGGGGTAGAGCGAGACGGCATAGCCGCGCGCCCGCAATTGCTGGATGGCCGCGACCACCGAGGCATCGTCCGGCGTGCCGCCATAGACCGGACGGCCCGCCGCATCCTGCGAGACCAGATGGGCGGACGCGCGATCCTGTCCGGCGACAGACCAGACGGCGGGCCGGGTCAGCTTGTCGCGCACCTCCACACCGGGCCGGATCTCGCAATGAGCGCAGCGCAGGTCATTCCCGAACCAGGACAGGACGAGCTGTACCGAGCGGCATTCGGGCAGATCGCGCTCGAGATCGTCCAGCGCCGCGACGAGATCGGTCAGGCCGCGGGAATTGTTGACGTTCTCGGCCGCCTCCCGGCCCGGTCCCAGTTCGCGCATCACCGGGTCCACGGCATAGGCGAACTCGCCGGAGCCCGGAATGAGATTGACCCCGCGCACCTGGCGCTCCAGCCCGCCGGACCCGGCGGGGCGAAACACCTCGAAGGACAGGTTGGGGATGCGGTTGCCGAACGCGTCGAGCGGCCAGTCCTCCATCACGGCGTAGGCGGTCCCGCGAAAGGCCGGGGCGTCGCCGCCCTCGATCGCCTGGATCAGCGCATCGGGCAGCTGGTCCCCGGCGCCGGTATGCACCCGCACGGGATAGCGCGACCGGTCGAGCAGCGCGCCATTGGCCCACACCCGGCCGATACCGGAGATCCCGCCGGCACACAGGCCGACGGCAAAGGAGAGCGAATAGGTGTAATCGGTCCGCGAGGGACCGCCCTTCCCGCCCCCGGTCTCGTTGCGATGCTCCAAAAAGCGCGAGGCCCAGATCACCTGTCCGGCCACCCGGCCGCGCCCCCAGATCCGCGCCATCGGCGCCCCGTCGGTCGAGGTCTGCACCGGCAGTTCGGTCAGGCGCGGGCCTTCGCGGTGTGGGGCGAACAGGGCGTTCACCGCCATGTTCGCCGCCGTCGAGGCGAGCGTTGGCGCCAGGGCCTGCACACCGTTCAACGCCGCCTGTCCGGCGGTTACCACAAGTTGCGCCATGGGGGTCGTGTCCTGTGTTTGTCGAGAGAATGCGCGCTGACGCGCCGCCCCCTCAGTCCGCTTCGCGGACAGCGCCCCCGCAAAGCGGGGCGAGCCCGGCTTTAAGCCGGGGAAGGCGATGGGGGAGAGTCGGGGGCCGGAAATGCGAAGGCCGCCACGCAGCGCCGGCGCCACCAGGGCGTCAGCGCCGTCTCGGCGACCGCGCGGCCCCAATAGGCGTGAATGATGCGGTCGGGGGCGGAGAGAATGGCGCAATGCTTGGCGGGGCCGTCCAGATCGGGCCGGAAGAGCAGCACATCGCCGGGCCGCGCCTCCGCGCGATCGATCTCCACCAGGTGCCGCATGGCCGCGTCGCGCAGCGTTTCCTCGCCGGCCACCTCGGCCCAGTCCGGCGTATAGGGCGGCACCGCCTCCGGTTCGGCACCGTAGAGTGACCGCCAGATGCCGCGCACCAGGCCGAGGCAGTCGCAACCCGCGCCGCGCCGGCTCGCCTGGTGGCAATAGGGCGTGCCCAGCCAGGTGCGCGCCTCCCTGACAACCCGCCCGCGCATCATCCGCCCAGCCCCCGCGAACCGCCGTCGCGCACCGCCTCGCTGGCGGGCGAAGCCTGCAGCACGTCATTGCCGATCATGTAGGGAAAGCCGCGGAAGTTCAGCGTATTGGCAAAACGGTCGCGGCAGGTGGCGAAGCGCTTGTCGCAGCCCAGGGCGAAATCGCCATGCCCCGGGTCCACGCCGCAGCGCGCATCGCCCAGCTCGGCATCGCAGCGCCGGGCGAAGACCCGGCCCGTCATCGTCTCCAGCGCATGGGCCGGCCCCAGCAAATCCGCCTCGAACCGGCCGTCAGATTGCCGGATCTCGCCCAGCGTGCCGCAGGCGGTCTGCACGAAATCCGCCGGGTCCGACCAGTCCACCCGCAGGATCTCCACCGCCGCGCCGGCCCACAGGCCCGCTTCCAGATCCGCCTCGGTCAGCACCGCATCGTCCAGCGCCCCGGCCAGTGCCGTCTGCCCCGGGGCGAAGCCGGCCCCGCCGTCCAGATCGGCCCCGCCGAAACCCGAGCCGGCGCGGAAGACCAGGCCGTCCACGGTCAGGTCGCGATCATGATCGGTAAAGCCGAACACCGCCCCGTCCCGGCGCGTCACACGCCAGCACCAGCACAACGTCGTCACGCCCGAGGCCAGCGACGCCGCGAGCGAGGGTGGAAGGGTGAGCATGGGGTGTCCTTTCGTTGAGGCCGAGGGATTCTCCCCCATCGCCTCGCAGGCTCGGCACTTCCCCCGCTTCGCAGGGGAAGCCTGATCAGGGCTCGCCCCGCTTGCGGGGGAGCTGTCCGCGAAGCGGACTGAGGGGGCGGCGCGAAAGCGACGCGGAGCGCGTCAGCGCGCAGTCTTCAGAGAAGCAATTCCACCAGCGGCACGTGCGGCACCGCACCCGCGCCGACCGTGTCGAGCGCGATGTCCAGACGGTCGGTATCAAAGCGCACCGGGCAGTCGAAGGCGAAGCCGGCGGTGATAGCGGTGCCCGGCGCAGGCGGCGTGTCGAAGGTGACAAGACCGGTCGTGTGATCCACGCTGACCGGCGTTTCCACGCCATCCACGGCTACCCGCACCGAGCCGTCGACAGGCTTGGCGATGGTCCGCGTCCAGCTCTCCGCGCCGCTGGCATAGCGTTTGACCAGCTGGTAGGCGGCGGTCCCCCCGTCGCCCGTGCCCAGCACCTGGTCGCCCGGAGACGGCTCGCCCGTCGGCGCGCAGGAGCGGTTGTCCAGCGGATCGCGGAAGCGGAAACCGTGCAGCCGGCCGCGCCGGGCCTCGAAGAAGGCGATCAGCGTGTCGATATCGTCCAGCGAGGCGATGCCCGGCCCGGCATCCCAGCGGCGGCGCGAATTCGCCCGCGGCGTATTGCGCTCCTCGCGGCCGGAGACCAGCGTCACGACCTCGGTCAGACGCTCCGGACCGCCCGAAGCGCCCAGCGCGATGGCAAAGGGAAAGCGGATTTCGTGAAAGGCGCTCATGACCAGCGGCTCCCCTTGGCCACGGCCCGGGCTAGGGCGCGGGCGATACGGGTCTGCGACTGCTCCACCGTGCGGGCATCGCCGCCCGGCGGCAGGGTGAGATTAACGGTGACGGTCGGCAGGCTGGCCGGACCGACCTCACCCGCCGAGGACGGCGTGAAGAGTTCCGGTCCACGCTCGCCGACGAGATAGCTGCCGCCCGGCGTGACCGGCCCGCCGCCGGCCCGCGCACCGAACAGGTCGAGACCGGAGAGGACGTTGTCGATGGCGCCGGAGAGCGGGCGCTCGATCAGCTGCTGGGCCGCCAGCCGGGCCAGGTCGCGCAGGATGGCCTCGGTCATGCGGTTGAAGCTCGTCTCGCCGGATTGTGCCGCCCGCCCCAGCGCCTGTTCGATCGTCTCGCCGGTGCGTTCGAAAGCGGCGGAGATGGCGTCGGCGGCCTGACGGGCCGGGCCGTCGGCGAGGTCTTCCAGGGCCTTGCCTGCCCCGTCGCCGACGGAATGGTCGGAAAAATCGGTCATGTCATCGGTCCGGATAGCGTTTGATGAGAGCGTCGAGGGCGGCGCGGTTCAGGGCGGGCCCTTCCCCGCCGGTCAGGGCGCGCCACTCGGCCAGGCTCAGCTGCCAGAAGGCCTGCGGCGTGAGACCGAGCCTCAACGCCAGGCGCAAGACGGCCGGCCAGTCCATGGTCCGGCTCACCGGCCCGCCCGCTCGAAGCATGCGGCAACGGCGGCCGCGGCGGTCTCGATATCGATGGGCAGGGCGCGGAGCTCGCTGTCGGAGAGATCCGATCCGCCGCCGCGCATCAGCGCAGCCAGCACGGCGAGCAGCCGTGTCGCGGTCATCGGCCCCTCCCCGGCGCAAAGCCCCTCGATCTCGGCCAGCGCCCCGAGCGTCAGGCAGAGGATGTGCGTCTCGCCGCCCGCCACCAGCTCCACCTCGCCGCGTTGCGGATTGGCCATCACAGCGCCTCGAAGACCAGTGCGCCGGCCGAGGCCAGCGTCATCGCCCAGGCCGCCTCGCCGTCATGCCGGCCGGAATAGTCCAGGCTGGCGACGAGAAACGGCCCGGTGATCGTGCCGAAATCCGGGATGACGAGCTGCCAGTCCCGCACCGCCTGGTCGAAAAAGGCCTGGCGCACCTGCGCATCGGCCGCCGCATCGACGAAGACGCCCGCGCCGGACACGGTGCAGGATTTCACCCCCGCCCCGGCCAGCAGCTCGCGCCAGGCGCCGGAACTCTCGGCATGGGTGACGTCGATCGTCTTTGCATTCAGCGAGATCGTCTTCATGCGCAGGCCCGCGGCAGCGGTAAAGGCCGGCGGCGCGCCGCCATCGCCAATGCGCACGAGCATGTCGCGCCCGGATTGGAGGGTCATGGATGTCTCCCAGGACAATAAAGTGAATTCCCCCGGACGTGTTCCGGGG